TGGGCGATCAATTTAACCTGGGCCGGGGTATAAGCAGCACCGAGTAAAGCACCCGCTCCAGGTCCGATCCTCCAAACGTCCGTGGGACCCTCCACCACAATGATTGAATCCCGGCAGTAATCCAACCCGTAGATCAGCGACTTGTGCGGGACCGCTTCCTCAGCCGGGGCGGCGGAGATGTAACGGGGCTGGACTTCCTTCCCAATCGCCCGCGTCGTCCACGATACCCGTTGGCCCCGGTGAAGGATCGGAATGTAGATGCGCCAGGAAAGCCGGAGTGCCCAAGGGCCCAATCCCTCTAGGCCCCAGATCCGTTCCAACTCCTCCGGGTCAAAGCCCCGCCGTTTCAAATATGTCTTGTGGAAAGTCCCTAGGGTCCCTCGTCCCTCCGGTTCCTTTAGGTGGCCGGCGACAACCGGTTTGTCGCGACGGATAGGACGTGTCTCCCCGAAGAGTCGAATGCCCTCCTCCGGCACCCTCCAGAGGGTTAGGACCTTGCGGGCGGGAAGCCAGCCACACCTCCAGCAATTCCAATAACATGCACTTATGTTAAATCCAAGATGGAACTTATGTGACCCCGGTCCACATTGGGGACAGTCAACATTTACCCATCCTTCGCGAGTGTGCCTGTTTTGTCCATGCTCTACGTATTCAATACCCCATTCTCTCAACAGATCTTGAATACGAGTCATTTGCGTTGTCGTCAACGTTTGGATCCAAGGCCCCGTAGAAGCTCGTCAAAGACATCTAAGTCTGTGGATCGGGCCTTCCCGTCCAAGACTGCATCGAGGATAGAAGCCTTGCGCTTTAGAATCTTCATCAGCTTCTCCTCGATCGTGTCGATGGCGATCAAATAGTAAATCAGGACCGGGTGTTTCTGGGTGATGCGGTGCGTCCGGTCCTCTGCTTGGAGGAGGTCGCCCGGCGTCCAAGGAAGATCGAAGAAGAAGGTTCTCCAAGCCGCTGTCAAAGTGATTCCCGTCCCGGCTGCTTGAAGGTTCCCTAGGAGGAGCCGGATCCGGTTGTTCGTTTGGAAGGCCCGGTGGACAATCGCCCGGTGCCGCCCCGTCACCCGCCCGTCTAGGATTACAGAACGTTGGCCATACTCCTTGTGCAAGGTATCCAAGACAAAGGTGTGCCGGGTGAAGCCAACGATCTTCTCCTCCGGGTTGGCTTCTAGGAGGTCGTCAATCCATCCTTTGGCTTGGTTCAATTTGAGCTTGGCGACCAGGCGGAGTAAATACCCGATGCGGGTGAGGGCTTGGCTCCTCGCTGCCCGTAAGGCCCGGGCGGGACTTACGGACCGGAGCCAACCCAGAAAGTCTTGTTCGGCCTGGTCGTATTCCTTCCGGTCCGCCAAGCGGAAAGGAACCACCTGCCGGGTTTTGTCCGGCAGCTCCGCCAACACATCCCTCTTCAACCTTCGGATCATACAGGACTTTTTCAGGATCCGGTTTAGGACTTTGAGATCCTTGGCCCCGTCGTACTTCCAACCCCAAGGAGTCCACCGTGGCGAGCACCATCTCCAAGCGTAATGACGGACCGAAGGAAAGAGGTCCGGGCGGATCATATGTAAGGCCGGCCACAATTCAATCGGCCGGTTGACCAACGGCGTCCCGCTCAACCCGATGACGGACGGGACGCCCTTCGTCAAAGCCAAGGCGGCCTTGGTCCGTTTAGCCCGGAGGGATTTGCAGAAATGGACTTCGTCGATGACCACACACTCCGGCTGCAAGTCAAGGAGGGTTGGGAGCCAGCTGTGGAGAATATCGTAGTTGATGATGTAAATACCCTTCTCCGAGAGGATGTGCTTGTCTCCATTCCTCCCCTCGAGGACTTCCGTCCGCAAATCAAAATGATCGGAAGCCTCCAACTGCCAGACATACTTCATCGAGGCCGGGGCCACTATTACAACCGGCCTCCGGGTGGGAATCTTTGTGATCCAGTAAAGGGCTTGGATCGTCTTGCCTGTGCCTTGCTGATCAGCTAACAAAGCCCGACCCTTGAACTTGTAAATCAACCTCGCCCCCTCTAGCTGGAATGGATAAAGTTTAACCATGAACAATCCTAGTAACCCTCCAACCCAAACTCTCAAGTACCCGATCCTTTTTCTTGTCCTTTTCTCTTTGAGCGGGCTTTCGATGATAAGGACCATCCAACTCAACAGCGAGTCTCAATTCAGGGTTTCCAAAATCCACCTTATAACTAGGAGGGACATTGAACCCGGTTTTGTGACCCTTCGTAGGAATGGAAAGTTCTCTTGTGTATCCTAGTGGACCGAGCTTCTCTTCCATCTCTTTAACTTTGGAAGTGAGCTCCTGCCCATTTCCACCCTTGTAATTAGGCCCATGTTTTTTGATGTAATCTCGAGTCCACTTTGTATGTCGAGTCCGGAAGTCAGGATCTTCAAGCATCCTCTTTTGAACCTGGCTCATCTTGTTCCGAAATTCTAAAGTGGATCCAGTCTTGCGAAGAGACCGAATAGCTTTCTTCCGAGCTGCCGGGAGGCGGCCTTTCGCAAGGCACTCCCGCGCCTTTTGCAACATCTCTGTTCGGATGTAAACTCCAGATGGCATCACGCGTGGCGGAATCGGGTGAGCAGAGCAGCTCCCAATTCCTGCACAGCGTTTTCAATACGTTCCGAACAATCGACCTGGCGCCTCATCTTAGATTTAACCCTCCTTAGATGAGTGTGAGCCGTTCCTCGAAAGTCCTGCGGAATCTCCATCAAGAGCAATACCAACTCCTGGCCGTCTTGGGATAGATCAGCCATGAGGTCCCACAACTCTCCTGGAGTTTCATGTAACATTCTCCATATTATCTGTCCGCAATGCCGGGGTTGTCCAGAAGTGGGTAGAGGAGGGATGGTTGGCTCGACTGCGACCTCCGGGATTCTTTCGGCCGACTCGTAATAGATGAAACGGGCCGAGCGTTTGGACTCCCGCATGATCCAGCTCTTCATGTTCTGGGTAACGACGAAGTGGCACCAAGAAGAGAACTTAGTTCCACGCCCGGCCCGGTAGTTGTTACAGGCCTTCAGGAAACACCAGTAAGCTTCGCTCTTGGCCTCCTCGAAGGTCACGGGGTAGAGCTGGGAGTATCTCCAGGCGATCTTCCATAACATGGGCTTCACCTGGTCGAACATACTATGCGGATCCAATCTGGCGGCGGTCGATGATTTCATAGTTTCGTTTTCACGGGATCATTTAATTGTTTCCGGCAACGGGAATAGGTTTTAATATGCCTCCGTAGGTGGAATCAATTCTAAAATTTTAGAATTTTAGGGCCGCGGAGATAATAGGATAGTATGAAACGATATCTCATAATTTACGTCACGAGTGGCGGCGCGTTCCAGATCCTGAACACCAACGCGGAGAACCTTGACTTTGCCCTCGCCCAGTTCAATCAGTTCATCAAGGAGAATCCGATATTGGACTTCTTCGAAGTCTTTTCCATCACCCTTGCCCGATGAAACTGGAATCATTAAAACTGGAGAACTTCCAATGTCACGGAAGTACAACCATCTCCTTCTCTCCCACGATCACCACCATCAAGGGACCCTCCGACGTGGGGAAGTCCTCCATCCTCCGGGCCTTGGGTTGGATCTGCCTAAACAACATTCCCGGGGAGGAGTTCATCAAGGAGGGAGAAAAGGAAACGGGAGTGACGTTGGATATTTCCACCGGCAAAGGGGAGGACTGGAAGATCGTGCGGATCCGAGGCAAACATACAAACACCTATGAGCTGGACGGAGAGGAGTTCAAAGCCTTCGGGACGTCAGTGCCCCAACCCATCGCTGATCTCCTCCAGCTCAACAATATCAATTTCCAGAACCAACATGACAGTCCTTTTTGGTTCAACGAGTCCGCCCCGGAGATCTCAAGGCGGCTGAACGCCGTGGTGGACCTAACTGTGATTGACACGGCCCTCTCCAACATAGCGGCGGCCGTCCGCCAAGCCCTAGAGAGGGTAGCGATCATAGACGAGCGGATCACCGATGCTAAGACTGAGTTGGAGAAGCTGGAACCACAAAGGGCCCGTGTAGAGGAGTTCAAAACCCTAAAGGAGGAACATGAACGATTCACCAAACATAAGGACAGTTATGATCGACTGGCTTCCATGCTCACTCGCGGTCGTGAGTGTCGCAATCGCCAGCGGGGTCTTGAAGAGAGATCCGACGATGGCCGTGGTGTACTTGGAGAACTCCGGGAAGTGTTGGATCTTACAGAGAAGGGTGAGGAGCTGGCCGTTATTATCAAGGACGCCGGACATCTCCAAGGAGTAAAACCCCCGCCCGACTTTGACGGGGTGGAGTCCTGCTTCGATGAGTGGAGGGATCTGGATGCCAATGTAGACACCCTGAAGCGGTTCTACAAATCCCTCGTCGAGGCCACAGCCAAGGCCGACACGTGGAAGGAGAAGTTGAGACTGGCCGACAAACGTTATCATGAACAGACAGAGGGCAAGGAATGTCCATTGTGTGGAAAACTAATATGAAACGACGAAAAAAACATATCAGACAGAGAAGGCCCAAAGTTGATATCATTGACCGCCTGCGATGTTTCTACTGGGAACAAATAGCTCAAAGAGAACACACCATCAGTGAGCTGAAGATGAAACTCAAATGGATTGAGGAGGAATTGAAATGAGCGAAGTCATTGCAATAGCTATCAGCGATCTCCACCTCTCCTTACTCCAGCCCGTATGCCGGGCCGATAAGGATTGGCTCACCGTCCAAGCGGGTTACTTGGATCAGGTGAAGAAGGTGTATGCCCAACAGTCAGAGCAAGACCAACCCGACGTCCCGATCCTCTGCGCGGGTGATTTGTTTGACCGCTGGAATCCTCCGCCGGAGTTGATCCACTTCGCACTGGAGCATCTACCCGACGGAATGATGTGTGTGCCGGGACAACACGACCTTCCCAACCACCGCATCGACGAGATGCACCGCAGCGGCTACGGAGTATTGAAGAAGGCCGGGAAGATTCGGGATCTGTCCGGCAAGCGGACCGGAGACATGGGAGGGTTTGTTGTCCAAGGATTTGGTTGGGGCCAGGAAATCAAACCTGTCCAGAAGGAAGAGGGGCTACTCCAGATCGCCCTCATCCACCGTTACGTTTGGACGATCGAACACTGTTACCCCGGAGCACCGGAGGAAGCCCACCTCAACAAATACATGGGGCCGCTCAAGGGTTATGATGTGGCTATATTCGGGGACAATCACCGGGGATTCTCCGCCGAGCTCAAGACGGGAACAGCCGTTCTTAATTGCGGAGGGTTCATCCGCCGGAAGTCTGACGAGATCAACTACGTTCCCACTATCGGCCTAATTTACTCCGACGGATCCGTAGAACGCAAACGGTTAAACACCCTAGGGGATGTCTTCCACGAGAACCCGGAGGACCGGAAAGAGGTCCCGCTCAATATGGCTCAGTTCATTGAAGGGTTGGAGGCCTTAGGGGAACACGGCCTAAACTTCCGGGAGGCGGTCGAGAACCATTTACGGACAGACGAGATCGACGAAAAGACAAAAGAGATAATTCTAAAAGCCTTAGAAACAACATGAAGAAGAAAACCAACTGGTGCATCCACATCCAATGGGGATCGCCGCTCGATCAACCGAGAGGAGGTTGGGTGATGTTTCTCGACCAAACTATTTCCCAG